GGCTGATGCTGAGAAGAATCTGGCTGATGTTCGTAAAGACCCTGAGTCTTCACCGATGGATGTTCGTCGAGCAGAGTTGAATCTGGCTGAGGCGAAGTTGTCGGTGAAGGATGCGATTGATTCTCAGATTGATTCGACTAAGGAGTTGAATGACCAGCAGACGTTGTTGAATGAAACTATTTCTGGTGCGACGGTTGGTTCAATTCTTTACGATGAGGCGTTGGCTGATGTGACTGAGGCGACCAACGATCAGGTCGCAGCGTTTGAGGCTTGGGAGGAGCAGGTCAAGCAGACTAAGGATGCTCAGGATGAGTTCAATAAATCGTTGCAGGCCACAGCTGATTTGATTGCTAAGTATCCGAAGGTGTTGGGTGGGATGCCTAATCCGATGGCTGGGGTGACGAATCAGGTTAAGACGACTGCTGGTGGTGGTTTTGCTGTAGGTGGCAATACTGTTTATGAGGTTAATATCAATGCTGCGATTGCTGATCAGGGTTTGCCGAAGAAGGTTGTGGAGGCGTTGCAACAGTACAATCGGACTGTTGGCAAAGTTCCTGTGGCGACTATTTAGGGGTTTGTGATGTCTGTTGCGATTCCTAATTGTGGGACTTATACGGTTGAGTTGGATTATGGTGCGTCAACTAATGCATTCGTCTTGGATTCCGCTGTCGCTGGTTTGTTGGATTCAACAACTTATTTTCTTGATGGCACTACGGACTGGCAGGATGTGACTGCTTATGTGAAGCAGGTGTCTATCAATCGTGGCAGGCAGAACAGGTTCCGTGACCCTACCGGTCAACCTTCAACAGCGACGTTGCAGATTGAGGATTCGGACTATCGGTTCAGCCTGGTGAATGAGGGTTCACCTTATTGGAACACGACTAAGGGACGGTTGGGATTTGAGTTGAACTCTGGTGTGCGGATCAGCCGTAACGGCACCTACCTATTTACCGGCATTATCACCCAATACAGTCAGGTCATTGAAAATCCGAATAGGTCTGTTGTGACGATCAACTGTTCGGATGAGTTGTTTGCGTTGAACAACTTTAAGACTCCAGCGTTGACGGCTGTGGCACAGCGTTCCGATGAACGGATCGCAGCTGTGTTTGATGAGGCTGGTTTGTTTAATCGTTTAGGGCAACGTGATCTTGAAGTTGGTGAAGCGAATCTTGGTACTGCGCCGATAGATCAATCAACATCGGTTTTAGAGTATTTGCAACGAATCAATAACTCTGAGCAGGGACGCATCTTCATTAAAGCTGACGGCACTTTTGCGTTTGATCGTCGCCTCATCGGGGAGTTACAAGATTTGGATGCTGTGTTGTCTGATGCTGGTGGTACAGCTATCCCGTATTCGTCGTTCCAGATTGTGAACAACTGACATGGCAATCGTAAGAACATTCAACACCATTGAAGATGTTGGTGGCATTGAGGACACTTATGCTGCACCAACTCCGCAACGCTCTAACGAGTTCACCCCATCAAACCCTTCGGTGGTGAACACAGTTAACGTCGCTATCGCCCCTGCAGCACCAACAACCGTTGACCTGAACACCACCATTGAATACGCTCAAGCAATCGCAGCGGACTCCGTAGCGGACTTCGGTGTACAAGAAACACCAGTCGTTGTCACGCTCCTAGAAACCTTAGATGACGCAGGTGACTTGGCTGAATACCTGATTAGACCAGTACCAGCGTTTTGGTTCGGCAACATCGAAATCATCATGAATGGCCTCACCGACTCACAACGAACCACAATCACGAATCTCGACATCGGCTCACAGGTATCGGTAACCAAATCATTCCCAGCCCCATCCAGCCCGTCAACAGTCACCCAACTCATGGCCTTGGAAGGAATTAGCCATGACATCACCCCAGACCGGCACATCGTCACCCTGTACACCAATCCCGCTCGCATCTTCACGTATTTCATTCTTGATACTGACGAACTTGATGACGATGCAATCGCTTTGGCGTAGACTATAAGAACTATGGCTGGACTTGGAAGAAAAGAATGGTCGCCTGGAGACACGCTCACCGCAGCAGATGTCAATGGCTATCTCATGGATCAGATGGTAATGGTGTTTGCTGGTACAGCTGCACGAGCGTCAGCCATCCCAACACCTTCAACCGGAATGGTTTCATATTCAACAGCAACAGGTTTTGTCGTGTACAACGGCACGGCTTGGGTGAGCGTGTAAAGTAGGAGGAATCATGGCTGGACTTGGACGTAAAGAATGGTCACCTGGTGACGTATTAACCGCATCAGACGTAAACGGATACCTCATGGATCAATCCGTGATGGTATTCGCAGGCACCGCAGCACGAGCCTCAGCCATCCCAACCCCATCAGCCGGAATGGTGGCCTATTCAACAGCAACATCATTGCAGGTTTATAACGGTTCAGCGTGGGTGAATGTTTCTAGCGGTTATGGTGTGGCAACTGGTGGTGCTTCAACCGCAATCACGGTTGGTGGTACTGCTTACACGTTGTTGACCTTTACGACATCTTCAACTCTGACTGTTACTACAGCAGGTTTGTTTGATGTTTATTTGCAGTCGGCGGGCGGCGCAGGTGGAAAAGGTGGACGATCAAGCAAGGGTGGTGGTGGCGGTGGTGCGGGTGGAAAACTTGAAACAACTGTTTATTTGAGTGCGAATCAAACCATAACGATTGGTGCTGGTGGTTCTGGAGCAACTACCGCTAATGGGCAAGGATCATCTGTGTCAATTGGTGGGGTTGGCGGTGTGTCGGTTGCTGGTGGTGGAATGGGGGCAAGTGCTGAATCTGGGTCAATAGACAGTCGACCAACTTTGGGTGGTTGTGGCGGTGGTGGGAACGGGAACGATTTTACAACTGGTGCAGCAGCAATGGCACCATCAGTTTCAGGATTTGCTGGTGGGAATGGTTCAACCACAGCTGGTGGTGGTGGTGGTGGTGTTGCTGCCGTTGGTGGCAACGCATCAGGAGCAACTGCTGGAACTTCTGGAACTGGCTATGACGTTAGTGCGTTTATTAGCGGTGGTGCATTGGTGAAAGGTGCTGGTGGTGAGGGTGGGAACTCATCGGCTGCAACTGCTGGTGCTGCTAACTCTGGTAATGGTGGCAAAGGTGGAATTACTACTATTGGCGATGGTAGCAACGGTGGATCAGGAATCGTCTATGTAAGGTTCAAGGTTTAACATGGCACATTTTGCAAAAATAGAAGACAATAAGGTCAGCCAAGTTATCGTTATTTCCAATGATGATTGTGGGGGTTTAGAGTTCCCCGAATCGGAACCAGTTGGTCAGGGATTTATTGCTTCACTTGGTCTTGAAGGTGAATGGTTGCAAACATCGTATTCAGGGTCTTTTCGTGGGCTTTATGCTGGAATAGGTTTTGTGTATGACGAGGATTCGGATTCCTTCGTTGCACCTGAAGTTCCTGAACCGTAGTCGTTGGCTAGTCCTTGTTCCTGCGTTACTTGGTTTTCTAGTTACAGCATCTTCAGCTGACGCTGACGCTTATGGTGTTTGGGAGTTCTCGAAGTCTTGTCTTGCTGATGAGGGTGGGTCGGTTGAACTAATTCAAGACGGGTTCACTCTTGTTGGTGCTGATGGTGGTACGTGTGCTGGTAAGTCGCATTGGGTGAAACTTGAGGCCGTTATCCCTGAGGACACAACGGAATTGGGTTTTCAATGGGCATATCAGACGAATGATGGTTGGTGGTATGACCCTCCACAGATTGTTCTCAATGGTGTTGTTACGCAGCTGACGAATCAGAACAACGCAACTGGGTCTGCAATCATTCCTGTTGAGGCTGGTGATGTGTTTGCGTTCCGGCAGTACTCAACTGATTCATGCTGCCAACCAGGCAACCTCACGATTACAGGGCTGACATTAGGCTTGGGTGAATGGGTATCTTCAACCTCATCCACGACAACGACGACGACCTCTACTACTACTGTCCCGTCAACGACTGTCCCTGTCACCAACCCGACTACTACGACAGTTCAAGAAACAACTTCTACGACTTCGAGTCTTCCTCAAACATCCGTCCCATCAACCACAACGGAACCACCACAAACGTCA